CCTATAACGGCAGTGTGACAATTACAGGAACGTACCCCTATACAAATGGGTCGGTAACGCTCCCCTATTTCATTAACTTTCCTTTTAACTATTACCAGTTTCCACGCGGTTACTCCATGATTCAATTTAGTAAAACAGCCGCTAATGACAACTATCACCAGATAGTGCCTTACGGCAAAGCGCTAGGCGTGGATACAAAGACTGCCAGCTACGCCACTACTCCAGCTGTAAGAGAAGCTGCGATGATCCTGGCAGTTCAAATATGGCAAAGCCGCCAGGTACCCAACGGCGGCAGCATGGACATGGCTATGGGTCCAGCTCCTTTCCAGATTGGCAATAGCCTCATGGCTCGCGTTAGGTCATTAATTTCGCCGTACCAAAATCCCAGAAGCATGGTCGGATAATGACTGCATCCATAACAACGCTACGAGCAGATTTAGCTACAGCTCTGGATAACCCGAGCGCCTGGTCTACCTTTTCTTTTCCACCATCGACGCCTATTGCTAACAGCGTGATTATTTCACCCGATGATCCTTACATTGTGCCTTCCAATAACACACAGCTGGCCGCATCTCCTAAAGCCAATTTTAAGATTACATGCCTTATCCCTGCATTAGATAACCAGGGAAACCTTGCGGGTATCGAAACCACTGTCACAGCTGTATTTACGCTACTTGCTAACTCAGGCATAACCATGAACGTCACACAGGTTTCCGCTCCGACCATTTTATCTTTACCTAATCTGGATTTATTGGCCGCGGATATATCAATCACTGTACTAACGAGCTGGAGTTAAAAATGACAAATGAACAAACAATGTGGGAGTGGTTGATAAAAGTCGGCCAGGTTCCCGAAGGATCTAAACCACCTGCATCATCAATCTCAGATAAGGAAGTTAAATAACAATGGCAATTTATCTAAATAATAACGTGGGAGTTAAATTGGCTACGGCAGCTGCTCCTACTGCACCATCAATCGACATTTCTTCATACGTCACTGGCGTAACTCTTACACAGCAATTTGAAGAACTGGACGTCACATCCATGGGCCAGTCCTATCGCGCCTTCGTAAAAGGCCTTGAGACAGCACAGCTACAAGTCAATTTCCTCAATGACTGGGCCGCAGCTCAGGTAATGACCACGCTCAATGCAGCTTATGGAGCAACTATTTCCATTTCAATGATTACGGTAAAGGGAACAGCGGTGAGTGCAACTAACCCTACTTATCAGTTCTCAGTCTTGGTTAACAACCTCACTCCAGTGGGATCAGGTGGCGTTGGTGATGAAGCTGCATCCAGCATTACTTTCACCGTCAATTCAGTCGTAACAGTTTCTACATCAGTCGCTTTCTAAGGGGTTAACAATGGCATCATTAAAGATTACTAGGGCTGGCGGAAAGACAAGCGTACATCGCATCTCTCCTGCACTTGAGTATGCCTTTGAGCAAGAATTCAAAGGCGGTATCGCCAAGATTTTAAGATTAGACGAACGTCAGTCGGACGTCTATTGGTTAGCTCATAAGGCTCTCATTAAATCTGGCGAAACCGTGCCTTTGAACTTTAACGAATTCCTTGATGAACTCGACACGGTTGAAATCATCGATGACGAAAAAAATGGATAACGCGCGACACTTTTACTTACTTGATAGCCCAGCTATCTATTGAGACAGGTATCGCGCCGCAGTATTTGATAGACGCTGACTCAGAGATGATTCAAGCGATGATTATGGTATTTAAGGATCGAGCGAAAGAGGCCCAACGTGGCAGTAGAGGTAACAGGCGTTAAAGAACTCCACGCTGCCTTGTTGCGCTTTGACCCTGACCTAAAAAGGCAGATGGATAAAGAATTAAAACACGCCATGCTTCCTATTAGAGATGCAGCGCGTGGGTTCGTTCCCGACATTCCTCATGGATTACGTAGCTGGACTAAACCACCTAAAAAAATTGTGGAAGGTTATCGCCCATTCCCACGCTTTGATGCGTCGGCAATTCGCAAGGGCATTGTGTATCGATCAGGAGCCAATAAAGCCAATCGCAACGGCTTTCAAGCTCTGTTCTATATTGCTAACACTTCTCCAGCTGGCGCCATCTATGAAACCGCTGGGCGTAAGAGTCCAGGCGGTCAACCATGGCAGGGGCCGATGAAGGGCTTTATGCTCAAAGGAGATCACGACTTTAGTCATTCTAGTAATCCAGGCGCAGGCGCTCATTTTGTAGCTTCCATGCCGCCGCTATACGGCAAAGATAAACAGCGTGGACGCTTAATCTATAAAGCGTGGGAAAAGGATCAAGGTAAAGCAACTTTAGGCGTAGTCAAAGCTATTGATAATGCCGTCCGTAATTTTAATGCGCTATCGCAATCAAGCTTCGGATTGGCTGCATAATGCCAAGCCTGATAGTCAATGCGGTTGCTGAATGGAACGGCAAAGCTCTCAAACGAGCTGGTAAGGATGTTTCATTCTTTCAGAAGCAAGTAATGGGCTTGGGTAAAACTATTGGTGGAGTATTTGCTGCTCAAGAAATAATTAGATTTGGCCAAGAATCAGTCAAAGCCTTCGCCAATAATCAAACCTCTGCTATCAAGTTGTCAAAGGCTGTCGATAATTTAGGATTATCGCTTTCTAATCCAGATATTACTAATTTCGTAAAGACCTTATCCGATCAATCTGGAATCATAGAGCTGCAACTGAGACCAGCCTTGCAAGGATTATTGACTACCACTGGCGATGTTGCTAAGTCTCAACAAATACTTACTGCTGCCATTGATGTTAGCCGTGGCTCCAGTATTGATTTAGCCACGACTGCCTACGATTTATCTCAAGCCTATGTAGGCAATTACAAGGGATTAAAGAAATACCAGCTGGGAATATCTAATGCTCAATTAAAGACCATCGGATTCACAGGCGTCATGGCTGCGCTCAATAAACAATTCTCAGGCGCTTCCGCTTCATATCTACAAAGTTTTGCTGGTCAAATGACTTTATTTGGCAAAGCCGTCGATGATGCGAAAATCAAGATAGGCGGTGGTTTAGTTGATTCCTTTGCTATGTTATCTGGTGGCACTGGCATCGAAGGCGCTATCAAGTCCCTTAACGACGTTGCTAGTTCAATCAATGCCATCACGACGGCTATTGGTGCGCTAGGTGCTGCCGTTCACTTTGCATATAAAGTCTTTGATTTCATCGGCAACGTGGGTGGCTTAGTGCCAGCACTCGTTGGCCCTACTTCTTATATTGCCAGAGTCCAAGCTCAAGTCAAATTGCAAGATGCTATGGGTAACAAAGGTTATGGCTCCAGCACTGGCACCATGGCAGATTACGCATATTCTAAGAAAGAGAAGCAATCGTCAGCTGCTAAATTGGCAGCCGATGCTAAAAATCTAGCAATCCAGAAATCTTTAGCAAAAGTCTCAGCCTCAAAACTTGCCACTGATAAACAAAGCGCCCTTACTGCAAAGCAATCCATGCTCTTTAATCAAAATGCCATCAGTGAAGTAGCAGCTCTCAAAGGCAACCTCAGCGATGAGGAGCGTAAGAAGGTTGAATTGATGCTCGCACTTGAGGTAGGCAATACAGATCAAGCTGCAATCCTGAGCCAACAAGTAGCAAGTGCTTACGACGCCACAGGCCAGTTAGCACTTTTCCTACGCACTTTGCCAGAGGCTAAAAACCCTTTTGCAGCGTGGGATTCTTACCTCAATGGCATAGCCTCTAAAGCTGCCTCGGTTGCAACTATGGGTCCTGTATCTAATTTTACTCCTACAACTAATTACCCTGTAAATCCTAATAAGCCTGGAGATCCTAACTTTATTGGCCCTGTAATTCCTAGCACTAATGTGCCTGTAGATGATCCTATGATTTCATATAACACATCCACTGGACTTAATTACAACGCTAACGCTAAAGGCCAGGGCATTACCCAGAATTTTGCAGTGACAGTAAATAACCCAGTAGGTAACGGCATAGTAGACATGGTTCAACAAGCTGTGCTGGATGCAGGCCGTCTCGGTCATAACCTAGTGCCAGCGGGATCGCTATGACAGCTCCTACAATTAACTGCACTATTAACTTCTCGTATGGCCCTAGCTTCGGCACAACCATGATTATCGACGTAGGCAAGTTAGGCACTAACACGCTCGGAGATTCTGCCAGCGTTGTAGCGGACGTATCTAACCAGGTAGCCAATATCGACTTTAAGCGAGGCCGTAACGCTACGGCTAATCAATTCCAGACTGGTCAATTAACTCTTAAAATTGCTGACCAGAACGGTGATTTTAATCCTCAAAATACATCCAGCCCTTACTACGGCCTGCTAAGTCCCATGCGTAAGGTCTATATTTCAGCTGATTATGCTGGTACTAATTACCCGCTCTTTGCTGGATACATTACGAGCTATACAACTACTACCCCTAAATACACTGGCGATATTGTCTACACAACTATTACAGCTGTCGATGGTTTTAGACTGCTACAGAACGCGCAGATAACTACCGTGGCTTCCAGCCCAGCGGGTCAACTATCAGGCGCTCGTATCAATGCGCTACTAGATCAAGTCTCATGGCCTAGCTCAATGAGATCCGTGGCTACAGGCTCTACCACCATGCAGGCTGACCCTGGCACAGCTCGCACTGACTTAG